GTCTTCCGATCTAGCTCGTTCTCGTGCCGCTCGTCCTCGGCGAGCTGCTGCAGGCGGGTCGCCTCGTCCAGGAGCGCCTTGCGCTGCCGGCGCTCATCGGCGGTCAGCGCGGTCGGGTCCTCGTGACGGTCGTTGATGTCCCGGGCCTTCTTGATGCACTGCAAGGCCAGGTCGGTGAGCTGCTTCTGTCGTTCCTGACTCACGATGCCCCTCCAAGGGATCGTCTGATCTTCGCCTCGAGCGCGTCGAGGCTTGCCGGTGACCCGTCTGCCTGCTCGACCCGCTGCAACACGTCATCGACGTATTCGCGTGGGGTGAGCTGGGCTGACAGAGCCGACGATCCCGGTGCGTCGCTGGCGGGCGGGCCGCTGGCGTCGGTCGGGGCGGCGTCGGGAGCAGCGTCCCCCTCGGACGGGGGAACGGCTGCGGTCTGGTAGGCGCCGACGAGCTCGTCGACGGCAGCCTTGCGGGCCGGTTCGAACTCGATCGTCAGCGCCTTACGCATCGCGTCGGCGAACTGCTCGAAGTCGAGGCTAGCGGCGCTCTGCCCGGCCATGCGTCGCAACGAATCTGGCGGATCCTCGCCAAGCTGCCCATACAGACGAACCAGCGCGCGGGCGGCGGTGGCCTTCTGCTGTGCGGACACCTGCACCTGATTGAGCCGTGCTGCGGCGGCGTGGACGCCGTTGCGGTTGACCGCCCCAGACGGCTCCCTGACCGGCAGGTTATAACGCTGTTTGCCTTCCCCCTGCCCAGTGTCAATCAGGCAGGCGCGGGCCCACTGCTCATCGGTGTAGTCGGCCTGCGAGAAGTTCGACCACGGCGTATCGGAGATCGCCTTGTCCTGCCCGTCAACGGCGAGCGCGGCCAGGGACGATTTCGCGTTCGCCACGGCCAGGGCGTTCATTGGGAACGGTGTGATTGTCCCCTCGAACAGGCGGAGCTCCTCCAGGTAGCGGACCTTCTGCCCATCCTTCACGCCAGGGCGGGACTTGCGCGGTTCGTAGGTGAACGACATGCCGCCCAGATGCCCCTCGAGCATGAGGGTGCGGATGTCCTGGGCCTTGGCGATCGAGGAGAACCGGGCGCGGACCTTCACGCCGACCTGATCCTCGCGGGCATTGTCGATCGAGCCGACGACCCCTTCGGTGGACAGCTTGTGATCGACCAGCAGCGGAATCCGACGGCCGGACTGTTGCCAGTGCGCCAGCGTCTTTTTGAACGCGCCGGGCAGGACCACGTCGCCGCTCTCGTCGATGTTGCCGAACACGCTCAGATAGCCCTCGAGCACGCCCGGGTCATCGGTGACGGCCTTCCATTCGACCGGCGCGATGAGCGTCTTGCGCTCCATGCTCTGCCCCTCTTGGCTGTGAGCCTGCGGCTCGTTGGCGTATAGGGCGCGCTGCTGCGTAAGCGCCCGCTCTCTGCTGGGATGGCAACCCTCGATCGAATGGCGACCTTCGGATTCGGCCTGCTGGTTGACCACCGCCCATTCGCCAGTGCGGCATGCGGGATGGTTATGAACCAACGTCCACGGCATGGCCGTTGCTCCTGGACAGTGCGAGGATCCGGTCGGCGTAGCTGGCCGACGCCTGCGCAGGCTGGGTGGCCGGCTGCGGCTGGGGTTGGGGTTGCTGACCGAGCGTGCTCAGCGTCACCCCAGCCGGGGTCAGGAACACGTCGCCGCCATCAACCGGGTCAAGGTCGACGGTCCGGCGGAAGTCGTTGATGGTGATCCCACCACGCGCGAGCGCGTTGGTGGCCCGCTCCCACCGGTCGGTCTCCGCCTCCCGCAACGCTGGCACCCCCGAGTGGTCCCAGTCCACCCGCACACGAGAACGGCCCACGCCGGCGAATTGGGGCAGCAGCCGCGAGCGGATCGGCTCGGCGAAACGCCTTTCGAGACTGAACAGATATTCTTCCCAGAATGATTGCCTAGCTTCGCGGGCGTTCGAGAAGGTTGACCTATCAAGTCCCGATTTCGCGCCGACCAGGATCGGTGGGACGCCGATCGTCATGCAGATACGCGTTTCGGAGATGCCGCGCAGGTCCGGGAACTCGAGGTCGGTCAGCGACATCCCCAGCGGGGTGACCTTCATCCCCTGCTGGAGGAACGCCGGCTCACCCTTCCGCTGACCACCGAACGCCCGCTTCCACTTGGCCTTCAGCTTGTCGGTGACCTCCTGGTTGGTCGCCTCGGCCGTCTCGATCACCACACCAGGCACCGCATAGTTCCGCAGCAGCGTGTCCGCGAAATCGGTCGCCGCATTGTCCAGCGCGGTCGCGCGGGCAGCGGGCCGCAACGGCGGCTGCCCAAAATAGGGGTCCAGCGGGTTCGGGTATTTCACGTGGATGATGTCGGAGCCCGCGATCGGGATGATCTCGGTCTGCTGGTTGCGGACCGTGGCGGTCGGGTCCAGCACATATCCGTAGTGCCACACCCGCGGATCCATCGTCGGGAAAATCCGGATCAGGTCGGGGCGGAGCGGCCACAACTCCGCCGGCAGGCCATCCCGGCCCCGCTGAATCAGCCAGTAGCAGTTCCCCGCCAGATCCAGGTAGGTCACGCTGAGTTCGAGGAACGCGAACTCGTCGGTGACCGGGTTCGGCTGCGCGAGCAGCCGGCGGAGCCGATGGTCCTCCAACGCCTCCCCGCCACCCTGCCCGGCCGGATACACCCGCAACACCGACTGGGGCAGACTCGAGGCCCGCAGGAAAATGCACGCGTACACCAGCTCATTGCGGCCATACCCGTTCCGCGCCGACGACTCATAGCCGCTGTCGGGATAGAGCGCGCCATCCAGGTTCGGCTTCCCACCAGCGAACGGGGGCATGGAGATGACCGCCTGATTACCGTCGGGAACCTGCAACCCGATCGTCTTATGCGGCCCGGTGATCCATCCCACGTCAGGCCGCCCTGTCCAACGTCAACCCCAGCCACAGCAGCAGCGCGCCGAGCACCAGCAGCGCCGCCCCCAACCGGCCGGTCACCAGGCCCGCACCGGCCGGCAGGACCGCCACCCCGGCAACGACCGCAGAGGCGCCGGTCAGCTGCTGCGGCATCGCACGAACCTTCGGCCACACCCCGAGCACACGCTGCTTGGCGGTCTCCAGCCACTCAGTGCGCTCTCGTGGCCAGCCAACCTCCACCAGCACCCCAAGGGAGAGCAGCGACCAGCCAGGACCGGCTAGCAGCCAGATCCCGACAGTCGCCAAGGTGATCGCAGCGATTCTGCGAGGCATTACGAGCCTTTCGGCTAGAAAATGTCAGGCGATGGGGTGGATTCGATGATCTCGTGGCCCTTGGCGGCATGTCCCCATAGGGCACCCGTCACTGCGATGAGCGGCGACGGATCAACCACAATCGCCTTCAGCGACCACAACCACGCGTCGCCAAGATCCCGCTTCTCCGCCCCAGCCAGCGACGCATTCAGGGCCGGCTGATCCAAATGCCGGAGCCATGGCGGCAGATCCACCTTCGGATTCGCGCCGGCCGCGTCATACAGCGACGCGCAGCCATGGGCAACCTCCCGGACCGACTGCTTCAGGACCTCAAGGCCCGCCGCTTCCGCCTCGGTGATCAACGACCCCGCCGGCCCCGACGGTGCAATCACGATCGCGCATGGGGACCAGCGGTCCCGGCGGTCCACCCGCTCCTTCAACCACGGCACCACCCACGACGTACCCCGGCGATGCTCGACCACCTCAACATGCGACAGGCCATCCGCCCGGCAGCCAGCCGCCCCAATCGCCGCCCACGTCCGGTCCGAGGTCACCGCGACACAGAACGCCGGCCGGTCCACGATCTGCGACCGGGGATCCGCCAACGCCGCCCATGCCTGCCGGCCGATGACCAGCCAGTCCGCTGGAGTCTCGTCCAACCACTGGTTCAGATAGGCGCGGCGGAACTCCTCCAGCGGCATCGACTGGAACTCCGACCGGACCGCATCCTCGGTCACCGTCCACCCAAGCGCCGGCATACACGCCCACCACGTCGCCGGATCCGCCGGGTCCGCCTCGTTCGGTGCCGACCACTCGAAAAACGCGACCCCGCTGGTCAGGCCCGCCTCCGCCGCCAACCGGCCCGCCTCAACCTTCCCCCACAGATACGGCGACTTCGCCTTCGACTTCCCCGCCGTGGACACCACGTCCAATTGCGGCTCCAGGCGGGTGATCATCGCCGGCGCCATGCCCTGCTCAACCCGAGCGTCCTCCTGCGCAAACGCCTCGTCGATCACACCCTCGTCCAGAACATCCCCATGCCCGGACTCCTCGGTTGGCGCATCAAGGCCATGCAGTGATCCGTTCCGCCAGCGGATCGCCTCCTGCCCGATCTGGCGGCGGACCGTGAACAGCGGCTTGAACTTCGAATGCTCCAGGATCGGGAGGTGCTCATCCTCCCACTTCTTCCGCGCCTTCAGCCGGGTCTGCGCGGTGTACACGATCACCTGCCGCCGGCCGAACGCCTGCGCCCTGTGCACCATCTTCGCCAGCAGCAGCGTTGTCTTCCCCGACTGCCGCGGGACCGTCAGAACGATACGGCGGTAGACCAGCAGGCCAGTATCAGGATCCTGCTCCAGCGCGACGTCGGCGACGTGCCGCTGCCACGGCATCAGCGGCGTCCCCAACGCCGCCGCGAACCTCGCCAACTCGGGACCCCGGGTCGGCCGGGCCGTCCTCGGCGTCGTCCACCGCGGTGAGCAGCGAAGCGACGAAGCCGGATCCAGAATCGCTGTCACTACGCCGCCCCAGTATCTCCATCGTCGACCGCAACTCCCGAACCACCGTAGCGGCATCCCGAGGCGTCGTCAGCGGATCATCCAACAGCTTCGCCAACCGCAGCACGGCCGTCGCCAACCCCGACGGTGCCCGCAAGTTCTCCCCGGCCTTGCGAAGATCCCGCCGGATCGCCCGTTCAACCTGACCGCTCATTCCACTCTGTCCGATTTTGGTGTGACGGCTGACACACAAGACTGCCGGC